GTCAAATCATTAGAAATTGACGCATCGTTATTCACAGTTAGATTTGTAACCGTGATATATTCATTAAACGTGGTATTGCCTGTTACGTTTGGAATCGTAGCAGTATTATTAGCATTAAGCGTGATGGTAGTGGCAGTCGCGTTATCATCGACACCGGTTGAATTAAATTCAGTAATGATATCAGTACTGAGATCTATACCTTTTCCACCAATCTTGGAAAATGCCATTAGGTGATCTCCATAATTCCAAGCGTTACATCAAGTGCTGATGCAGATCCCGCTTGAAGTGCTAAAGAATCTCCTGTTTCCAAAATATATTTTTGTCCTGCTAATACTTCAAGTGTTGTATCACCAGGAATATTCACTTCGTTTAGCACGAGAGTATTTGTTGCTGCTGAACTGTCAGTAAAACGTAGCGAGGCGACGATACCTGACGCACTCTTATTACACAATGCAACACCTAAGATGACAGTCGTTGTTGCTGCTGGCGCAGTATAGAGTGTATCGTAACTACTATTACTCACATTCTGTAACGAAGCATTTTTAAATGTGTTGGCCATTTGATTATCCTAATGCAATTGCTAGCGCAGTTGCGTCGTCTATTGTGCCGTATGTATTAGAGTCTTTAGAACCATCGGCTTTAAGAAATTCTGTGGATGTGCCACCAGATACACTCACTGTATTGGCAACAATATCATCACCTGATTGATACTTATCAGTATTTAAATTGATAAAGTTGTCATCAAGCTCTTCATGAGTAAGGCTCGAACCTTTTGCAGTAGCGCCGTTTGTTCGTGTAACAATAGTACTCATTAGCCTACCCTCGTTACACTCGGTTTGACGAAAACTTTACCTTCTAAAATACTGATAATATTATTATTACCTGCAGCTGCCATAAAACAGTCATATACGTATCGTGTATTGTGATCAAGAGTCGCAGTTGTATCACTATCTAAAGAAATAGTAATAATACCATTTGCAGCATCAACGACACTTGTAGTAAAATCGATTTTAGTAGAATCTAATGAAGTATAAGATTTTTTAAGAGAAGCATAGAAATTCTGAGATGTCACATCTTTAGCTGTGCCATCAGGTTCTTGGATATTGATTTTGAATGTGACATCCGTCCCTTGTATAATGGTCAGATCTTCAGCTCGTGTAGAGGACATATTCGTGGTTCCTACGATGAATCTATTTTTATCTATTTATTTATAACGGCCGCGACCCTATCTTCCGGAAAAACTGGCCTAACATTAAATCCTGCTACTAAACGATCATCGTTTGTTGTGTTTTCCATTACCTCATGCATCAACCACGGAGAAAACATATAAGCATGATTTTGTTTAGGCGGCCGCGAGTGATTTGTCATCCACAATCTATCTCTCTTTTTTCTTATATAATCTGCATTTAAATAATGTAAAGTATTTTCAATGGCGTGTGCACTTTCCCTGACAAAATTAATGTCTCCAGTATTGTCACTAGTTTTGATATAAAATGCTCCGGAAAGAAGAGCTCCAGGATGAGTATGTATTGAATTCATTCCGCCTTTTAAACTATGATTCAACCATGAATTACATACAAATACTTCTAGATCCATTTTAAAAACATTTCTGATGATATGATTTGCAGCCATATCTAATTTTTGAAGCAGATCATCGTATGCTGGACAAACATCAGTTTTCATATCAAATTGCCAGCCACCGTAATTTGATCTTGAAATACCACTGTGATTTTTTTTTGCCTCCATAAAAAAGGCATAAATTCCATCAGTATCTACATCGGGAACTTCTACGTCAAAGATACTTTCAACAAAAATATCTTTTCGTTGTATATTCATATCCATCAGTAAGCCATTGGACCTTTCATAATGAGTGGAATACTGAGTGACAATCTATTTGTTTTGGATTTAAAATAATTAAATTGACGATTTGGTATGTACAAACAATCACCTTCGTTCATAGTAATTATTTCTTGCACTTCTAGATTACCTATAGTTTCTTTTCTTTGGTTCTCTGTAGCAGAAATCTGCAGTTGATGATCCATTAATGAGCACGCTCTATTTTTGTAGATAGTTACTTCTGTTGTTCCTTCAATTTGAAATATAAAATTGCAATAAGGGTCGGCATGCGGTTCAAAAGAATTACTATTTTCTAGACCACCATACAAATGCGCGTGGCCTGAATATTGATTAATAATTGCTGGCCAAACTCCATGATCTTCGATATTTAAATAAAATACATACAACAATTGTTTTATAAGATTGTTGACATTTTCATTTTTTCTTTCGAAATTTTTTATAACAACCATGTGGCCGTTTTCGAAATAATCTCTAGCATCCCAACTAGGTGTGCCATTAATGTCCCCAGTCGTATGATATATTTGTTTTTCTTTTGTATTATTCTTAGTTCTGACTTCCATCGTACTCACAGGTTCATAAATGCTATCAGTTTTATTTAAAATAGAGCAATTATAAGTATTATTTTCTATAGTACAATCTCTGAAGTCATCCCAATCACAAATTTTTTCTATTAGAAGTTTTTCAGAATGATACACATTGTCGTTAAAATGTATGGTTTTTCTTAACTTATACAATTTATCTAAATCAATCATCAAATTTCTCCAGTGTGTATTTCGATCTTTTCATAATATATCTACGATAAAATTGTTTCGCGGACGCGACAACACCTATATCTTCTTTTGTCTGAGGTCCGTATTTTAAGTTATATGTGCCCTTTTGAATAGGTATCATATGTAGCAAAGGTGTGCCAGCTTTAATAACAAACGTACCCTCTTTCTTGGGAGACATGATAACATTGATAGTATGAAATTTTTGGGTATAATCAACTATACCAGGATATATCATAAAATTTTCCATGATATATTGGCTATGGTAAAATGGAGGCATTAATAAAAGAGAAATATCGTTTTGAGGTTGGACTCTCCACGGACTGCAAAAATGAAGAGGTTGTAATCTTTTTACTGGACACTCTGTAGCATCATTTGGAATGCCGTCAGTAATGTCTGCACTCATAGGATTGGGATTTGTTTTATGTATCGGCTTTGGAGTAGGAAAATCTGTCGGCCTACCATCACTACCAGCATATGCCATCGTTGCACCTTCAGATGCATACACAGTAAATTCATCCCATGCCGTCATAATCCATCCTTGGCTTTTATAATCAAAAATGCCAGGACAGTCGACAAAGGTTTCGCGACCGTGTTTCTCTAATTGAATTTTTTTATGGGCGCCTTCTACAGATACTGCTTTTTGTATTGGATGTAGGCTATAGATTTTTTTTGTTATATCAACAAAGTCGACATTCACTTCATTCATTTATTAATTCTCAGTCAAATTTAATCAAATCAAATACAGAATCTGTTCCTTCTTGTACGACTTCTTCGGTATCTTCGGGAGTTTCTTTGATCATCGTCTCAATAGACTCCTCATAATATACAATAAGAGCTTTCTGCTGGTTTATATATCGACGCAATTCAGCAACATTCAGGCTCATGTTCTCATAGTCAGGAACACTCATCGCAAAGAATACAGTAGTACCACTCTCTTCTTCGAACCTTACGAGAAACTCTTCCATGTTTTCAGGCGTCACAGCATAAAACTTTACCCTATGCAGATTCATAGGTTTGGGCCGGGGTTGGATAGGAATATCCTTGACTACGTAGTCGGTCTTGACTACGACAGTTGGTTCTACGCTTGCACAGCCACTATTCAGGCTGATCAGCGGGAACAGGAGGCTCAGCGCCAGAATCGATTTCGAGCTCTGAGAAAATCTTGTCCGTAGCATTGTTTACTCTCTTTTCAATTAGTCCAGGTTTCTGTAGGGTGAGTCGTGTGAGATCATGTCGTCGTAGCTTTGCAGCTAACTCGTCTTGATACTTCTCTGCTTCTTTTGCCCTTTCTTGCAGCGCGAGCATATTCTCTTGTGCGAGTTTATAATCGGCTTGTAAATTATTAATGGTTTCTTGATTAGTCTCAGCAACCATCATCAACTTTGCGTTGTTATCACGAAGGGTAGCGAGACGCTCTTGTGTATCAGTGTAATAGAACCACGCGCCTCCTACCATGCCGGATAACAAAAACATTAAAATCAAATACGGCATATTACTTACCTTTACTCCATGCTTGGGCACCAAAGAATGCTGCAACTAAGCCAGCGACTGCAACAAAATAGGTCGGCGCCATATCACCTAAAATGTTCGATGCTTTTTCTAAACCAGCAATATCAGTAGCAACAACCATGGCGGGATAGAATAACATACCAGCAAGAGAGAACCATGCCATATTTCGTTGTGCGTCTCGCATTGCATCGGCATCTTCTAGTTCCTTTCTCTTAAACTCCATATACATCGCATGCTCTTCAGCACTGACCTTTCCATCACCATTAGTATCTGCTGGATGAAATCCAGACTTTTCGACTTCTTCGGACATGTTAGCTCCTATTTGATCTTGACAACGTCATACCCTACAGGTGCTACCGTTTTTATCTCCACTAATCGTTTATCGGTTGTTAATAACTTAAAATGTGTCTCAGTAACCTTGATCAACTTACTACATACATATGTTTTCGGATTGCCTGTAGCGATTTTACTGCCATCTGGTTTTTCGATTACTTCGCCTGCAAAATAAATGGTGACTTCGAATTCGTCGTGAAGCCACGCATCAATCTTTGCAACTATTTTATCCCATATCTTCATAAGCTTATTTATCTATTAAAGTTTATTTTTTCCGTGGGCCCAAAAAACTAAAACTTGTCTTTTTCCCTCTGTCACAGGTTCAACACTATGCAGAAACATTGAATCGAAGAAACATACGTCACCTCTATTCATTTCTACTTTCTGCCATTTGGTTTTATCGTGATTACCCGCGAGGTCAATTAAAATTTCTCCACCTTTATATTCATCACGATTGGAGAGCATAATAATTCCAGATATTTTTCTGTCATATCTGTTATGACCTCTCGTCAATACGTCACGATGTGTTGTATAAAAATCAGGGCCTTCGTCATCATTTGTATATATTAGATATTCAAGGTTTTCTAAACTCGTGATGTCGTAAAGAAAAAGATCGTAATTAGCTTTTCCAGTAATATGAGAAACTTTATCCCATAACCATTGAGTATTTTGATCAATCGGCATTAAAGCCTTTTTAACTTTTCGAGCAATGCGATCTTCAGATTGATCCTCACCCATCATCTGGCCTACTGTCTCACCTGGTTTAAAATCTAATATTTTTTCGAAAAACTGTATTCTTTGTATTTCTTCCTCAACGAATACATCTTTCATTACACCAAAATGCGGAAGAAGATATTGGGGAACTAAGGGTTGATTGATTGGAAACATAATGTATACACCTCGCATTAAACAGTATCAGGATCTCCATCGTATCTGATATTTATATAGCCCTTTTCTGAGGCTAATGAGTTATTTCTAGACCAACCTACATATGCATTCACAGATGATTGATAAACACCGGTCAATTGCGGAGCATGTAAGGTAGCATATACGGCATTAGGAACAGACGGAGTAGTGTATTGACCGGGCACCGTGACAAACTGTATATAATATCCAGCTTGAGCTCCATATTTGAAATTATATACATGTGCTAAAGAATAACCCGAGCCAGCTGGTGCTGGCGCGCCCGGAGCAACGAATGCATATGATGTGCCGTCTGCTGCCGATATTGAAACAGATGTATCTTCACCATCAACACCAGCTGTATATACAGAGGGATAGTTTGTTTGCAATGTGTATCCACCACTTGTTGTATATCTTGCTGGATAATACTGAACATTCGTAGGATATTGAGTAGACACAGCATAACCACCACTGGGGAAACCAGGTGAAGGCGGATGCGCTTGATAATATCGTGTGGGATAATGAGTATATAATGTGTAAGCACCCTGAGTTTGGAATCGAGACGGATAAGTTGTATATCCAGTATACGCAGCTTGTTGTAAGTATGTTGACGATGGATGAGCAACATACGTGGTGCTGGCCGGTTCCAAATAATATGTAGAAGGCTGATTATAATATGAAACGTAATATGAACTGGGAAAATTTCGCGAAGGATACGATGCCTGCAAATACGTATTTGATGGTTCTTTATACCATGTTGCTGGATTGTCTGCATAAACTGTAGCGCCGTAATTAACAGTCCAATTGGTCGGATACGGCGCTGCGCTATAAGCACCCGCGGCTGAAGTCCATGTTGCCGGCTGATCCGCATAAGTTGTTCCGCCTCCGGCTGAACTATATGCTGTTGTCCAATTATTTCTTGTTCTATAACCACCTTTACTGCCATATACTATAACGGTATAAGTTGTTCCATCAGTTACGAGCGAGCTAGTATATGTACTTGGTTGTGTATACGAAAATTCTGAAGCCGGTTCTTGTGTATAACTTGTCGGATATTGGTAATAATTTGCTCCTGCAGCTTGTGAAGTATAAGAATTAGGATAAGTGTATGCCGTCTCATAAGCGGGATACACCGTATATGTTGTGGGCTGAAAGCCGTAAAACGCATATGCTGGTTCTGTGTACGCAGCTTCAAAAATATATGCCGAAAATTCAGAAGCACCTTCTAAATAATATGTAGAAGGCTGAAATGTTTGAGAATAGAATGCTGGTTGTGTTGCGTAAGTGTTCGGATAATTTACTGATACACTATAGGCAGCATTCGGGCCGGTCGGTGTAGTATAATTACTAGGATAAGCTGCTGAGACACTATAACCGCCTGTAGCTTGTTGAGGTGAAGGCGGATGCGAGTTATAATATCGTGTAGGATAATAGGTGATGACAGAGTATGCAGCAGTGGTAGTCTGATAAGCTGGTTCTACAGAATATACCAAAGGATAATCTGCGCCATCTGAATACGCAGGTCTTACATACGCTTTAGTTCCTACACCGCCACGACCTTCTATTTCTAATACTTGTCTTCCATAGGGTAAATTGATCGGTGTAGTACGATTAGAAACGTCTCGAGATTCACTAAAAGTATCTGCCCATGTTCGATCAAAAAAACCTTTTCCACCAGCACCAGCCATTTTTTACCTCTTAGTAAGCATTTCTGATTGCTAGAGATCCATAAATTGTACCAGCAATACTCATAAAACTATATATGTCATGACCAGCAGATTCAGGTGGATCAACACCTTCAGCCCATCTAATCGCTGCTGGCCAAGTAATGCTGCCGCTATTTGTAGTTTTAAGTGTCCAAGCAATTGTGTCTGACGTTGGTACATTGCTAAATGCCACTGTAACGCTTCCACCTGTACCATTATATTCAAATGATGAACCCGTATTTAAATCAAAGGTTTTTGTACCTGTGCCTGATTGAGCTGCTACTTTTGTTTCGATAAAATAATCTGAAACTTGTACTTTTGGAGCCGTCAATGTAGTTTGAACAGTTGTAGTACTAGAAGTAGCATTAATAATGTCTGAACCAGCTAACGTTAATTTCCACTGATTATTAGCAGGAAATCCAAAATATGAAGTGGTATTACCATCATGATACACATAGCTGGCGAGATATAGGGTATTTACATCGTCTATATTACCTAAGTCCATATCGAGCGTGTTTCCGGCCATAGAAACATTAGCTCTGAATGTAGTGACTCGTGTCGAAGCAATTTCTACAGCAGAAGTACCATTTACAGACCATTTATAACCGCGACTCGTACTATTATTATTAAATTCTAATCCAGTATTACCGTGAGTAATCGTATTAATATATGAACTAGAGCTATTAGTGACAATTCTCAATGCATCTGATGATGCTCCAGAATCCCAGATAGAAATACCTGTTCCGGCGCCACCATTTACTGTCAATCGATCATCAGGACTTAAAGTACTAGTGCCAATACCTACATTTCCGCCGACAGGCTGAAGAGTTAAAGGATATGCATTATTTTGACTTAGGGCAGTTACCTGAATGTAATTGACATAGGGCCCGGTGGCCATTGCGCCCACCGACATAATAGTTGATGAACTACCGTGCACTGTAAGCGCAGCATTTTGTGCTGATGTTGTATTGAGGCTTGGATTAGCGCCAGTATGTGAGATATAAAGTTTGCCGTAAGTACTAGTATTACCAATAGCAACACCATTTGTGTTGGTATTTACAAAAAGGGTATTCGTGTCAACAGTAAGATTTCCGGAAGAAGTCAAGCCTCCAGTTTCTAATGTACCAGTAACTACAAGACCGTCGAGTGTATCAAATTTTTGTGCAGTTGCCATCTCTATCTCTTTTTATAATTTGAATATTCCGTCGACTGCCCATGTAACATCAATATCTGAGCCGTCTGGTGTAATAGGTAATCCGTCTATATTAGTATCCATCCATGCAACAAGTCTGCTTGTTGCCGTATCTCCAGTATCTATCCAAAATAAAAGTGCATCTGCATCACCATCTGTGGACGTATCAGTCACTGAAGTAAATGTAATATCATCAGCATCAAGCACACCATTAGTGACCGTTACGTTTGATAATGCAACTGTTGCTAATACTGAATTAGCTGTATTCACATCATCATAAAACTCATCTGTTCCTATAAACGGCTCAGCGATAGAGTTAGCATCGATCAAAGAAACCTTTACCGTTTCAGTAGTCAACGAACTATTAGCAGCACCGCTAAGTAATGCTTCCTTATATTTATCGTATATTGCGTTAGCCATTATGATCGAGTCTCAATTTTCAGAATTGTAAAGTTATGTACGTTTGAACCTGATGCAGAAGTACATGTTGCGATAAGACTCACATGCGTTGCACTTGAAGATGGGACTAAGCTTACACCTGCCATATCATTTACAATTTCACCATATCGAGTATAATAGACATCACCATTGTCCGTAACACCAACATTAATCTCTACCACATATGCTGAGTCAGAAGAACCAGATCTATCACCATGTACAAAATACTTAAATCCTTTTGTTTGGCCAATTGGGAAGCTATCAATTACAGTTGCTGCTGTTGTCGATACAGAAGTATTTGAACCAGAGAAACCAACATCAGGAATCTCGAACGTAGAACCAATGACTACGTTAGCATTGAGGTTTGCACTTACATCGATCGATTCAAATTGAGTAGTACCTCCAAGTGTTAAATCAGAGGGTAATGTTACAGCTGTATCAACTATTAAATTATCAACAGTAAGTGTATTATTAGATGCGTTGAAGACAAAAGTAGTATCATATCGAGCATCTTGATATGAGTTAGTAGTTGAACCAGCTGGGATAAATATTACTGGATGTGCTTCACTTGCTCCGCTCGAATGCACTTGAATAGTATTTGATTGTGCTGCCGTACCAGTAATATCAGATGAAATTGTTCCAGGCAGTCGAGCATCATTCACTGTACCAGTCGTTAACTCTGATGCATTTATAGCAGTCAGTTGAGCGCCATCACCAACAAAGTTATTAGCAGTGACTTCGCCTGTAATTGTTGCATTGAGATCTACTTGAAGAGTCTGTACATCTGCATTCGTTACCCACAATTCAGTCCATGGCGCAGCTGATGTACCTAGGTCGACAGATCCTGTTGGTACGATGTTTGTATCGACAACACCGATCATGCTGATTGTGTCTGAACCAGAAGCGCCGAGATCTGAGCTGCCGTTGATGTCTAAACCAGTTCCAACAACTGTACCAGTAACGTTTACACCAGTTGCTGTTGTAGCAAGTTTAGCACTATTATTATGGAAAAGAGTGACAGCGCCGTCTGCAATGGCTCTTATCATTTCTTCACCAGTATATTTTTGAATATTTAAATCATTTGATCTAATATAAAGATTGCCAGTACCGGCGTCGTCGATATAACTATGCGAACCATTGTGATATATTTGTAAGTCGTCACCAGTACCAAATGTAGCTTTAATTCCATCATTAAAGTTTAGAAGATTATTAGTAGATTCCCAATGCATTGCATCAGCAGTAGTACCATCGAAGTATACATCTGCTTCGAAGTTAGCGTATGATGTAACAAGCAATGTATCGGTATCAACGATTCCATTAGCTTCTATGCCGTCGTTTCGAGTAATTAACTTTTGATCACCATTGAAGTGCATCGATGCACCTTGGCCAGCAGTACCACAAAAATATGCTAGTCCGCTTGTATCTTCCAGCTGCATGTTATTTGCTTGAAGTACTAAATCACCGGCACCTTCTTCTCTAATATATGTGTTAGAACCTTCGTGATACATGGTGAAATCGCCACCTGTACCCATTGTGATATAGTTGTTATCGTCAAAGTTTAGTGTGTTAGCTGACTTATCCCATGTTAATGTAGGATTACCTGTAGAACCTTCAATATCAATATCATCTTCGAATAGAGAAGTACTACGTACTCGCAAAGTATTCGTATTAGCGAGATCAGTAATATGTACTTGATTATTGTTGGCTAAAAGCGCAGGAGTATCATCGGGAGAATAGATGATAACGTGGCTTCCATCGATACCTTCTAAATAACGAGAATTGTCTGTTGCTCGCAATACTAAGTTTGTACCTTCAATATAAAGGTTTCCAGTGCCTCCTTCAAGAATAAGGCTATGACTACCATCATGCTTGATAGTCAAATCATTACCATCACCCAAGACAATTGGTGTGTTATCTCTGAGGTAGAGTGTATTAGCTGATGCATCCCATGAGATATTATTAGAATCGAGACCAGTAGATCCATCGAAGTTGGCATCAGTCAGTACACGTAGAGTGACAGTATTTGCCTCACCGGTGATTTCTACACCGTAAGCATTCGTCTGCATCTTTTGGTTGTTATTATGATAAAGTGTAACTTCACCAGATGTATTCGCAACGATAAGGCTAGTTGTGCCAGTATCATCAGTAACGCGGAAGTTATCCTCAACGCGAACTGACAAATCGTTAGAGGTTTCTGTTATCGTTGTATCTGTGCCATCGGTGACGATGGTGAAGTTATGGGCTGCTGCATAGTTTGCGCCACCCATTTCGATAGGTTGGTTATTGTAGGTGACAAAACCATTATCAGCAAGAACTTGTCCGTATACTTCTACACCGTATGTGTTAGATGATACTTTCTTAATATTATTATGATATAGCTCGACACCATTATTGACATTTGCTGTCATTAACAATTCATTACCAGTGTCTGACCGCATTTCAAAGTCATCTGTGAAGATGTTTGTATTAGTCGAACCGCGGACATCGAGAATATCGGTATTTACATTTCCTCGAGTTCCAGTATAATAGATCTCAAGATCGTCACCATCACCCCACGTAGCTTTGACATTATCTCTGTAATTCCAAATCTCATTTGTAGCATCCCAATGGACACTATTTGAATTTAATGTAGTGTTATCATAATTTGCATCTGATTGAACGCGTAAAGTAGTAGTATTAGCTTCGCCATAAATCTCTACGCCGTCTGGAGAATTATCTGCGTCTGATGCACTATCGATAGTAGATAATCTTTCTGTTCCAGCGGCAAACAATGCAACTTCATTTTCTCCAGTTGCATTCGCCGTCATGTAATGAGTAGTGCGGCCGATGTTTGTCAACTCAAAGCCTTCTTTCACTTCGAGATATAGGTCGCGATCATCAGCTTTAATAAATGCATCTGATCCATCAGTGAACATTTGGAATTTATAAGTGGTAAGATCTTGTGTTCCGTCGTAAGTAGTATTACCACCCATCAAGATTTTATTGCCGTCGAAGATTACGAGATCGTCTTCGAGGATTGCATCACCATGTACAGTGACACCATATGTATTAGTTGTGAGTCGAGCAGCATTGTCCCAATAGAGTACAACTTCTCCATTGAGATTGGCAGTCATCATATTCTCGCCACCGGTTTCTGTTCTTAACTCGTAGCGATCAGTAATAAGATTTAGATTAGCAGTTGACCGAATATCTTGAATGTCTGTATTAGAGTACATTCTATTATCAGCCGCAGAATAGAACATCTCATATTGGCCTGTGCCACCAAATACTTCTGTACCTGATGCTCCACCAAATGTTGCTCGTACATCATCATTGAAATTTAGTTGATTATTTGAGCTTTGCCAATGTAGTTGAGCATTTGTATTACTTCCTGCAGGCCCGTCGCCTACATATAATACATCATATCGTAACTCAGTTGTATTCTCAACGATTAAGCCATATGTAGAGTTGACATAAACTTCAGTTGATTCTGGTGTAAACGTAGTATTAGAAACGATATAGAGCGTATCGGCCGTAATAGTATTTTGAGAATTATCCCAAAAACCCCCGCGCAATCCACCAAATTCTACATTTGCATCAGTATTGCTTGCAGCATTATTTCCAAACACATTATCATCAGTGCCATCATTTCTACCATTATTGATAACGACCATGGTATTTGCAGTAAACTGACCGAAAAGAGTAGCGTTACCATAGGTCATTGAACCGCCAGGCAAACTATTTGCTGTCATGATCTGAGTAGTACCAGTGACAAATTCACCACGCAAATATAGCGAGATGTCGTTGGTCCTATTCAGCCAATCAGCAAATGTGTCTGTAGCTGGATTGAGTTGTGGAAAATCTGACAGTAATGCCATTATCTGGTTCCTACTATGTGTTTTTGGAGGATCTGCTTGATTTGAATAATTTCTCTTTCGAGCTTGTCTATCTTGTCTTGCATTTCTCGTTCTTTATAAGCTCGAGCTCTGTTCATTTTATAGTGCTCGAGATCCTTCTTATTGGTATTTATAAACGAACCTTCGCCTATAGAAACATAATCTTTTTCAACTGCTGACATTTATGCTGTGACTCCGATCACCCTATAATCGTCAACTTTCGGTACAAGTTTTCTATCTGAAGCCAGTAAGACAATCTTAATAGCAACTCGATTATACGTATCATACGGTGATCCGGCTTCATTGAAATATCGTACTGCATTATAGTTGTCTGGATTGCGATACGCAGTCTGTGCAGCATCAAGTTTTGACACTTCAAAACCTTCACCAACAATATTATTATTTGAAACATTTTCTGTCAATGTAATAGTGCCTGCTGCATTATCAAATGAATCAACTGCGAACAATTGATAATTTTCAGGGAACAATGGACTAGATATCTTAATTACATCATCTACCGTAATTTCATTTGTTAAATCATGACCGAATCCAGTGATTACATTATTGTTTAGTGTTGTAGTAAACGTTCCGGATAATAGTGTAGTCGCTGTTGTATTAGCGAAACTAAATTCCATTTCTTTGTAATCTCTTAAAGATCCAGCTTTACTAAACTTATCATCACCAACTGTTCTTTCAAGTTTTGTCCATTGTTTATCGTCAAATGCATCAGGATCGGCATTATTATGAATCTTAGCGTAAACTTCGATATCAGTATTACGTGGTCGATATGCATTCATAATAACTTTAATATCTTCAGCATTGTTTCCGTCACCTAACTCAAGAGTTGTAGAGATATGCCGTGTCAACGCATTACCTTTATTGAGATGCTCATTGGTACTATCATTATTGATCAACCATCGATGTGTGACCATATCCATTTCGTTCAAATCGATAGTTGGAGCAGAGTATGATCGATCAGTCTCACCGAGATATTGGTAAGTCAAATTGATTTCTGCAGACTTCATTTGACCAGTAAAATTGGTACCGCCTGAATTGGCCTGATCAACTTCTTGCGAAGTAGAAATAATCCATCCTGCATAATCTTTGATATGATTTGGAGCATTAAGATAAAAAATCTTGTTATTTGAATGCAACTTATATATTCCTGCACCTAAATCTTCGGAAAGATTGTAATAAGTTACCGGTTTAAATTTCGGTGGCAATTGAGCATTCCAGTTTGATCTAAATACTGATACAGGCAGTGGATTATAAGAAGCAATAACTCCAGTTGTACCAGAATCTATACCTTTAATAGTATCACCAACAGCAAATCTCATATTTCCATCTAAATCATATTGAGCATAATTAACAGACGAATCAGATAGTCGAATATTTGAGAAATAATAATCATAATATTCGACTTCGCCTACGACAGATTTAAACCAAGTACCAGCTGGTGAACCTGATGTACCACCAATTGTCCTTTCAGCATATTCTTCAACATAGACTATAGTCGCACTGCCAGCAAATGATTTATCTACAGTGAATACTTGTTGAATGGTGGTATCTGTGTTATCAGTTAATATTAGTTTGTCACCATCGCTAAGTGTTGTAAAATTAGTATTACTTCCTATGATTTTATTTGTGCCAGCAGCAATATATACATTGCTCAATTCATCTGTGCGAACTTTATATACTTCTTCACCTGGTTCCCATGTTGCCGCAGTACTAGAAAGATTGAAGAATTCGTACGATGCATTGTGCAAAGTAACATCGACTGAGCTCAATGTATATTCTGCAATATTAACATCAAATTTAATATCTAAATCGTTTTTAGGTGTCCATGACGACGCTGCAGCAGTCTTACGCTTAGATTTTTCTCTATCATAATAGAAAACATCACCTTTATGTCCTTTCGAAGAACCTTGAGATCTTTCTTCTGTTTTAACTCCATCTACAAGAGTCAAATCACCTTTTTGATTCATCCATAAAGCATAATTAGTATCTTCTAAATTGATAGCAATAGCATAAAACCGATTTGTTTTTAATCTCAATGGACTTTTGAACGTAAATACGGTACCAGAAGTTGCAAGAGGTGAAGCTTTGATTTGATTATAATCTAATTGCACTTCTGAACCAGCATAACGTGATGTAATAATCGGTGTGCCATCTGATTCACATTGTAGAATAGAGATGTTAATGCCAGGATTTGCTAAACCAGAAGCATTTTGTTTGATAATTGGTTTAGATCTGATATACAGAACAACATCGAGCAAATCTACAGTATCTGATCCATCAACTTTTAATGCATCAATAAAGAAAGTTTGATAATAATTACTGCGTGTTGAAATAGGTACAATCGGATCGATCATCCCCACGTCGGGTAGTTGACAATCACAAATAATACCAGGAGGTAAAGCATCTTCAGGTCGAGGAGGAGGATTTACAACAGTAGTTGATGTACCCCCATCTTCTACTACTACCGGCGGAGCAATTGTTTTCTTAAGAGTTTTAATCTTATTGGAACTATCAGGATTATTTACACTGCTATAAGCAATGAGTTTAATTTTATCTCGACCTAAATCATTTTTTTGAGTACGAGTATGCCAAAACTTCCACATTTTTGTGAAATCTTTAGAACCATTAGATTTAGTACCTGAAACAGTAGCATCATCCGTACCAAACGGTCTTGTTTTAATTTCAAGTTTACCGTTCGCATCAGATTTTAAATATGTCGTAAGACCTCTATTTCCTTCGCGATGGGTATTATTTTTAACAGATTTGCCCATTGGTTTTGAAAATGATGTAATATCTTCAAATTGATTACCAGGGTGATTATCGAGCATCACCTTATATTTTGTATTGGGTTTTAATCCAGTAGTTTTTAGTGTTACCCACTTAGGTTTATTTTTACCGCGAGCAGCTCTAGGCATCGTGAAAACATTTTCATCACGTCTCCTAATTTGGTTAATACTGCCTCTTAGTCTTTTGCGTGCCATTTAAATAATCCTATTATCTTTTATCTAATATAAGGTCTTTATTGGTGCCAAAAAGGTTAAACATACCGTGCATCGGCGCAAAGTTTGGACCATCTTTAAATCTTATCTTTACGTTATGGTGTAAGATGTATTCACCATCTTTTTCACCTGCCCAGAAGTTTTTATCGCCGCAATCCATCGGCCTAACATCAAGTACACCCATATCTTCGACATTAATAACAGTATCGAACCATGTTTGACCATCTTTCATAACTGCTACTTTCTTATCGCCGACATCTGGTGCATCGTAGTATTTACCTTCATCGGTCCATAGAGGTGCTGACGTAGAACATATCAGACTAATTCCAGCTTCAGTTGTAACTCTTACGCAGGGTTCTGGTTTAGTTACTGCATTAATAACAGTGCCTTCAACTATTTCTAGATCTTCAGTACCCAACAATACTGCAGATCCGGGCATCATTTGATGTGCTCTATTTTGACCTTCAGTCACTACCGGCAAATAGCTGTCCACGTGTACACAACCACCGCCACCGCCAGGTTTGGTAGGCGGGGGTGGAGGAGGTGGAGGCGGCGGAGGCGGCGGATCTGGCGGCTCAACAACTGGCTCTTCGGGCGGTTCCGGTTCTGGCTCGGGATCAACCACAGGTGGGCCAGAAGGTGGAATTGGGGGTGGAGTAGATTCTACTTCAATATTACATTCGGGGTCGTTTGTACTCACACAACCATCATCACCACTATTATTTGTTGGTGGTGTGGTTTGATCAGTACAACCAGGTTCTGGTGTAGTCGGATTACAACCACACGCTGAAGAACAAACTACAGTATCTGACGCCGTAACAGTACAACCACCGGGACCAGACCCCTGATTACCTGTATATGTGTATGTTATCTGTGATGTTCCGGAACATGAAACTTTGTAGAACGAACCAGCTGGAGGACAACTTTCTTCAGGCGGTTCAACAACTGGCGGTGGAGCGACATAACACTTTGGTGAATTTGGTACAGTATAACCAACTTCGGTGCCATAGTTACCATCACACTGATATACATAAAGTGTGCTACCAACACAACGATCGTATTTAAACGTACCTTTAGGACATGCAGGTGGTCGTGTATTTACAGCTGTTTGACCAGAATCATATACCGCATCAGCTTGTGTAGTAGCAGGATAGCAAATTTCAAAGTTAAATACTTCTTTTGCTTTATGGGCTCTAACCGTAATATATCGACCATTGAGATGATTATATGCAAATCGTAATTTGCCGGCACCTTGCCAAGCTTTATAATCAAATGGACCAGTACCATCTATTGTTACTCTGATATTTGACGGAGTTGGATTTGCAGTTTCAAACCATGGATTAGTAGAATATGGAACAACTTGATTTCTACCGTTTTTGACTGGATATAATTTCTTATACAACTCAATAGCTTCATCAGGTCCAAGAGGTACGAACTTATCAGTTTTAGTTGGATCTACTTGTAATGTACCTGTTTCTTGACTATTTAATGTCGGTGGAGTCTTAGATTGAATTACTTCATATGAAATACCACCCTGAGGATTAAAGAATTTAATCTCAACATATCTTTGCGTGCCGTCAGTTTCGTTAGTACCTACGAATGTAAACTCTTCCCACACTCGCTGCAGTTTTTCGTATGGTGTAGTAGTTGTATCTCCGACATTCTGTAGATTTCTATTAGATTCAAATTCACAAAACTCTTCAATTTCAGGCACATATGGCTCTACATATGGCGCATAAGTAGCAATTGTTTGACTTACAAGATTTTTTCTCTTATGCGGGAAAGTAATCTTATTACCGATTACATACTTCGAAGATACTGCAGCAACCTCAAAGTCAATATTGAGTGTTGTTCTATCGGGCTGTAATACGTATTCATAGATAGATGCATTATAATATGATAGGTCTCTATTTGAAAGACCATAGTTTTCAAAATTATCTACAAAGAAACCAAACTTAAATCTTTCTAATGTACTATCAACAGAACTTTGAATTGTTTTATTAATTGTCTTATTTTCAAGTTCTGACATATTTTGGTTATATTCGAGAGCATTAATTCTTCTCTCAAGATTACCAATTTCCGACATCGTATATACACGATTCTGCGGATCAACTTTGAACAATTGGTTTTGGAATTTGCTAACTCTAACAAATTGCTGATTACTATTTTCTACAAACGTAGACATAATCTCTTTCAATTCTGTCGATGGTCTCTCAGGAATTGAAGGATATGGTTTTACACTACACTTATATAGACTTAATTTATTTGCTTCAGTATGTTTCTGTAATTCTTTAGCACCAATTGTAACGTCGAAACTACCATCAGACTTTACACTGATTTCATCTGTGCGACCTTTATAATATGTAATATCATATTCAAAGTTGCTTTGTGGTTTCGGGAATCTATATTGACTATAATTAAATGATACCACTTCAGACGATGCGCAGTTTGCAGTTGCAGGATTAGTAGTAACGGCTGCAGTGGGTTTTGCCATCGGTCTAAAGTCAATACATTCACGAAGATCGTAATATCGTCCTCTCTCACTTACCATTTCTGGAATTTCAAGAGTATGCATTACTCCATTAGGTGTAGTATTAGCACGTAGAGTAGCGAGTTCTTGCTCATCACTAATATTATATGAGTTTATTACTTTAGCACCGTGTTCATCGCCGTCATACAAATAATCAAATTCTACAAGTATTTCAGTAGCGAGTGTCGTAGATGCCGATGGCCGTTGATACAAATAACCAAGTCCCCAATATGCATCTCGTTGATTATTATCAACATAGAATTCCGATGTAATATTAGTATCACTCGTACTTGTGCCATTATAAACATTGACTAGTCGAATAATACCTGAGAAACCGAGGTTTTTACCTTTATCCCAATCACCAGTTGTATTAACAAGTACGTAATATCCTCGACGGACATTCATAGATACAATTTGATTATCATATTGTTGATCAAAAGTTACACTGAATACGCCTGTTGCAGCAGGGACAGCAACGCCTAAATTAATGATTAGGTCATTACCATTTACTTCTGCATTTGCTGTTGATCGTGAAGAAAGATCGACAGGAATATCCTTAGGGAAAATTCTCTTAAATGATTTACCTGTAGCATTTGATAATCCAGAAAACAATCCGCTCTGTGATCTAAATGTCAGTTTATTTTGTCCGCCAATTGCCGTAATTTGACCAACATCTGTACCATCAGTAATCCAATCACCAACTCTCATATTAGTAACAAATGTTGCAGCGCCTGCACTATCTGTAATAGTATAAAGATTATTGCCGTCACTTGATGTAGAAAGTGTCATACCAGATTCGATATCTGCTGAGGCAATAACATCTTGTTTTGGTACAATGATTAGATCATTTTCTTCTTGATCGCTAAGATAGCCATTACCAGAAGAATACGACCAAGTTGCATTAGTTTGTTTAGCAACGGTAATTTGACCGCTAGTATTTACATCATAATATGTAGTACCTGTAGTACGATAAATGTATGATGTATTAGTGATACTAGAAGCTGGTAAACCAGTGTTAAAAATAAGTGCGTTTCGATCTGCATCTACAATTTGAGCAATATCACCATAAGCATCGACGATATAGTTATTACCACCTTCTTCTATTTGCACTTCGCCGGCAGATTTAAGTGATCGAATAATATTTTGATTTGATTGAATAGTAACGACATCCGCAATTCCATCTTCTTGCATCAAACCAGAATCAAGATCTGTGTAAATTGATCTTACATCTTTAAAGTTTTTGCCTTTATTCATTTGAATATCGAACAGATAAATTCGATATTTGGCATTTGATGTGCCTTGAATACCGCTTACATATGTCATATTTCTAATCTTAGCAGAACCAATAGCAGTTCCACCAAGAGATGAAGTAACAGTATTAGCTGCGTCGTAATTGTAACCACTAATAAAATTAGCAGCAGTGTCCTTTAATACTACTGTACCATTGTCATTAAAAGATGAAACACCTGCAACTTCATTTACTTCGACGTATGCAGCATAGTTCAGATCAATATCTTGATCTGTTTTAGTGACTGTATCTGTACCTTTATTAACATCCTTGACAAAGTTTGTCTCCGTCTTAATTCGATATCCACCGATATATGCATGACCAGGATCGACTACATATGAGAAGGTAGTATCAGAATCTTCGAAATCTAAAGGTGATCGAGTTGTGGCGCGGAACTCATCGAGAACATAGTTACCAGACTCATCATATGTTCTCTGAGCGATCATGTCGCCTATCTTATTATATTGTGTTGTCTTATTTTGCTGGAAAGGCTTGCCTTCAGAGAATCGAATGATAGGGAAGAAATTAGTTGCTGTCTTCTCTTCGGCAGCAGTTCTAACAACAAGTACAGGTGATACTCTCAATCGATCTGCACCAGGAGCAGATTGATTAAGGAAACCAGACGCATTGTCATAAAGAGTCGCATCTGTAAATACGTTTACTACTGATTCAGTACTATCAAAACCGACTGACAAATCGCTCGGTGTATTTGAGAACTTACTTACCATCTTGAATTGAGGAGCAACATTCAAGAATAAACCTTTTTGATAAATTTGACCCGATGCAACTGAAATACCATAGCCTTCGCCTACGGGATTAGTTACACTAGCTCCGACTGTAACAGTTTGATACCAGTTTTCTGGATCTAATTGAAGATTATTTAAAACGGTAGCATTTGTTGCGCCTACTGAGTATAAGCTAACATGAGGCAGTATATTATAACCAAATCCTCCGCGAGTAATTTCAGCAGACTGAATTTGTCCACCAGCAGTTGTAGTGATTTTGCCAGTAGCGTTTTGTCCAATAAACGAAACAACTCTAAATTGATTACCTGATCCACTACCAGTTGTACATTCGAGTAACTGATCGACTTCAATATCCCAACGTGATGCATCAATTTGATCGCCATATTGATATTGTGAATTTGGTTTTACACGAAGAATCAAACTATCATTTTCTGGATGAGGTATTGGATCATGTGTTACAATCAGTGAGATATTGCCTGTCGCAACGTCTGAAATTACATCATTTACTGCGAATGTATTAGTGAAATTAGCATCGCCGTTAGTAGCGGTACTAATTTCGATTGCAGAAAATATTACTACAACATCATTATTAGAAAAGACAGCTGATCCACTTGAATTGTTAGCTACGGTAATATCAAAGAGTCTTTCGTCTTGATGGAAGATTCTAATTTCTTCACCTGCGAGGAACTCATCTTCATCAGGATTTGTTGTGCCTGCTGCAGACGCAGCTTCGTCATCTAAATATGTGACATATAATGTTTTTAAATTTATATTATCGCTTTCGAAACCATCTTCAACATGATCGATCAACGCAATTTTACCTGTCAATTGACCGTTTGCACTCATACCTGCAAATTTACTTACATCTACCGCGGCCCCTTTCTTGGTAGTATCTAAGATTTTTACAAATGGCATTGAGTTATGGTATGTGAAATTACAACCATCAAGAATTGTACCAGCTTTCAGAATGTGATCACCAAACTGCTCGATTTGATCTTGCAGCATAGTCTGAAGCTGGTTTACCTCACGTACTTGCACCGCAGTTGCAGGCTTAAACAAAATTCGATAGTAGTTATTATTTCTATCGAAATCGTCAAAGTAAGGAGATGATGATAAGTTTGTATTAAGGGGCATTACTTAAAACTCCAATATAACGCGAATTTCTTCTGATTGATTTTCGTCTCTATCAACTGGTATATCATTTTGAATATAGAGGATAGCACCTCTATTTGGATCTAGATCACCGTATTTAATATCTAAAGCATCACTTTCACTAGCAACTAATTGTGTTCCTCGCAGATTTCCTGTCAAATTAGTAAATGTGTTAAAATTACCTGAAACATTTGTTAGACTAATAGTGGTTGCTGAGCCACCTGTATCGGTTGTAGAATGTAGTTGTCCTGTGGCTGTTGCTTGATCTAAATCTACACCTTGAAAAATTGTTTCGTCTTGAGTGAAAGGACCATTAGTTACCGAACTACCGATTATTTTCAACATTTGATTATAATCAGCGAATCTAAAGTCAGCGTCATGCTGACCTATTCTACTATTTATATCAATTCCAGCAATCGTAGCTATTTGTTTACTTGTTTCACCATAAATCATACTACCTTTAGTAAAGAATGGTCTACAGTTATTAACTAAAATACCAGCAATATTGCTTGGTGTCCCAACAGGCAATGGAGCAGATTTATTTGAGACGATAGCATCTGCTTGCATATGAACATAATAAGCAGTAACTGATGTATTAGTAGCTGTCACCCATTCTGGAGTGTCTGTCAAATTAATTGTATTAGAAGATGAACCTGCAGCTACCTTTGTTAACAAATATTGTGGAACTGATGTTTCAGTTTTAAGAAAAATATAATCTCCAGTGTTAAAGTGTAGATTATAATTACCACCATCTACACTATCTTGTATAGAAGCACCCAGCGCAGTATTACTAATAAAAGTTCCAGTCGCTCCGATTTGCAACTTAGAAAACTGCCTTACAACTTCTTCTTCAACGAAATCACCAGTTTCGTCAGTAGTATATATTGCCACATTTGCAAATTGTGGGTCACGAATAATACCGAACTGAGCAAAAGAATTTGTTGGTTCAACGAGACCTGCTTCATCACGATTATACTTCATATAGAATGCCAATCGCCTAGCACCAAATTCAATAACAGTATTAGCGCCATGTCCTCCTTGTGGCGGAATAATAGGTCTAATAGTTGCAGGAGTAGGCGCAGTTGTAATTCCGTTATTTGAAACTGGATTACCCTGAAGTACACTAGCACTTGCAAATGAATAGTTTCTGCCGATATTTAGCATCTCGACTCGATTTACACTATTAGATGCAGACGGACTGATGATAGCTCGAGCTTCAGCATTAGCAGTTTGGTTGCCATCACCTATAATTTGCACCTTAGGCATTACTTCATATGTGGATGTTTCGTTAGGCAGAGTAGTAAATTGCTCGTCTAATTGAGCAAATACACCGCCGAGATCTGAAATATATGCAGACTTTTCAATGGTTCTATATTGACCCGAGCCCACACCACTTGTAATATACAATATAGTATTTTTATAAAAATCTGTAGTTTGTTCTGAGCCTAATTTTAATCGATATGTTTGATTGGCTTTAGCTGCAGTAAAGTGTGCTTCTGCTGATCCTTCAGGAGCGCTATCGATAATTGTTGATGTAATTCTATTAATATCTGCAACTTCAAATTTTGCATTTGTAATATAATTATCGTATTGTTTACCAGCAAATGTAACTCTTACAACATCGATCGATCCTTCAACAGCATTATCTTGTACTACAGTATTAGCAACAACAGGAATATATTTTTCAGTAGCAAACTTATTAAATACCGTCGACGTGATACTATACATATATTTCCACTGATAACCATCAGCAGTTTCATAATAGTCATCACCTACTGTATATAAATCAGCATCGTATTTGGCATTTGCAAATAATGGCTTAGAAGTACTCGGCGCGCCGTTATTATTGTACAGACACTTATAAACATGTTTAAAAGCGCCTTCATCGACTAGCACATAAAAGTTTTTATCTTGTAGCTCAAGTAATTGATCATCGTACATTTCATATACTGTACCACTTTCCCAATTTGTACGATTGACTACAAAACGAATATCGGCAGAAGTCATCTTTTTCCCGAAAATCATATTTCGAAATACTTCAGAGTTTAATTGACGTACTGTCTCAGTCGGTGTATTAATTTCTTCTAGTGTCGACGCAACAGTTTCATGATCACCAACAAAAGCATAATAGGCAGTATTTGCCCGCTCGGTGACAGATTCGATTATCTGATTAATCAGATGTGTCTTAAATTCTGCTGGTACTAGTTTCTTTGCCATTTTTTATTTATCTCTATGCTACGTTAGCAGTGTAGAAAGTATTTTGATTGATGAATAATGATGTCGATTTCAAATCAAACTGTACTGAAGTATCGATAGGTGTAATATCAATAGTAGCTTCTGAAGTACCAACATATCCACCAAATGGTTTACTACCAGCAACATGAAGCACATCTACGAGTGTCTTCTTATATTTGTTAAACGGTAGAGCAGACAGAACTTGATAAGAATATTCTTGATAAAAGTCATTATCAGCTAAGTATTTATCCGAACTGAGAAACGACCTTCTATTTGGATGGATACCAGGAGCAATACCTTGAGTACCAAGAAAACCTTTTACTGATATTGTTTTATCGGCAGTTTTAGTCGACTCAAGAGTTAAATTTTCTCCTAGTTCATATGTGTCAGTAGAATTTACATAATTTTTACCGAAATAACCGAAACCAGAATTGATGATTCTAACAGCTGTAGCAAATCCGTTGCCTGATAATGCTGTTGCTTTTACATCTGCATTTTGGCCAGGACCTGGTAGCATTCGAGTTTCATCAACAGTTTCAATCACTGCAGTGACACCTGAAGTCGTTCCTGTAATCGATTCTCCATGTCTAAATTCAGATTGAGTAGAAAAATTCATAACATTATTTGCACCGGTGTCGACATTATCATCTACACGTACATCCCAATTTAAACGTCTGGCAAATATTTCTCTTGTCTGAATATTAAAATCATATATTCTTGCTTCTTTTGTATCATTTTCGCCTTGTACTACAATTTTCTCTCCTACTCTAAATGTCTTCAGGAGATTTTCGGCATCTCCTTCATCTTTATAGCGAATGTAAAAATCATGTCTATCGATGTGTGAGGTCAATGGATCATATACGATAAAGAATGGATCGTCGCCATATCCTTCACCGGGTGCGGTAATTACAATAGAATCAATCGATCCAATTTCTATACCAGTTGTAGTATAATTTAAAGCATCAAGCAATGTAGTATTAGAATAATTAATTGTATTTCCTTGTGCAACTTCTTGAAATTCTGAATTGCCTGGATCATTTGCATCAATATTTGCTGTTTCGTATATAATAGTAGATAAATCAAGAGTATCTAATATTAGAGGACCACCAGATCTTTGAGTCGTTTCGTAATAGAATTGTGTTTCTTGTTCTTCGAAAGTCGATAATGTAAAATTAGCTCTAGTAGTATAAGTTGATGTTCTATTATTTGCACTACCAGGAGCATATGTACCAAGCGCTGTATTCGATGCATATGTATTTGCATATAGTTTAAATGGTAATTCTTCTGATGTTGTGCCAATTAAACCAATATTTACATTTGACATTTCTACAATCGTAAATGGCTCGTTGGATTCATCACCTAATATATAAAATGGCCGATTTGTTCTGAACGCGCCGACCTTTGATTGTAGATTGAGAAACGTTTGACCTGTTGCATTATTTGAGAATGTATTTGCTACACCTGCCCGCGAATAGATTTGATTTATATCATCTTTTTGGTAGAAAATGGTATCAGCAGCAATTGCAATATCTGAATTTGTGGTGTATTCAAGTGTAAAAACATTGCTCACTGCGATAACATTTGCTTCTACTGAAACATCAATACCATCTAAATCTTCTAATTCATATCTTTCAGATGAGCTATCTACATTAGAATACAGATATTGAATATTTTGTGTGTTCGAATAAAAACTGTTTGCTATGTCCCTACCATCATCTGTTTCAATCAAACCAGTAGAGCTATTAGCATAATTAGCTTTAATATAATTTAAAACAAGATAACCGTCAGCAGTACTTTTATCAACAAGAGTGCCTTCCCATACGATAATATTGCCGATATCATCGTTTGCAGTAATATACAACTCTGTTCCTAAATCAAGAGCTAGTGCAGCGTCTGTAGACTCAGTATTAGAAGTGTTGAGATAGAAACGATGTAGATCTTGTTTTACAGTATTAAAGATTTCAAATGGCTGTGTTTGAAAGAAAAAGTCTTCGTTTTCAAAATTCTTTATCTCATCAAATCTCAGTGTTCTTTTTGAACCGATGACTTGAGCATCATTAGTATATCCCCAGCCCCCTTCAATTAGATTGAAGTCTACAACACCAACAGCGTTTCGAACAGCTGTTACAACTGCTACGCCTTTTTTACCCTTGCCGTCTTTAACTGCTACTTCTTCACCAACTATAAAACCATCGTTTGAAGCTTGAATTTCAAATGAACTTAATGAGCCAATCATTCTATTTCTATACTGAGTTCCGCCTAATTCTACTTCATCAAAAGCAACAACTAATTCGTCCGTTTGGAAATTGCCATTAAGTCCACTCAAATACAAAACTTCAATGTACAGACTACCGCGTTTAATTCGAATTAATTTTTCTCCGAATGCAGAGGCGCCCGTGACTGTTCCAAAAACTTGTTTGCCTACAAAATTGATATTAGAAGGATCTGGCAATAATTCAAGATAACGTTCGTCTGTCCATTCATTATCTGATAATCGGAATACATCATCTGATGGAGTGTAAACTCTTGCTTCTAATCCATACACCAGCTTAAAGAATAGATCGATGGCTCGCGAAGAACCTTTCGCTCTATAAAATTCTAAAGCATTTTTAATGAATAACTGTTTATTTGTAGCAACGTTAAATTGAATGTTAGAAAGATATTTGTTTTTAAATGATAGAATAAAATCATCTATAGTATTATCGATATCTCTATAATCTGCAAGCTTTCTCGCATGATATATCGCTTCTGAAGGATTTTGAACAAGTGTTTCTTTATTTCCATCACCATCTAAATCAGCATAAAATTCACTCGTCTCTAGCCACTCATAATATGCTTTTACAAAGGCAATAAAAAGTTGGCCTTCTTCTTTATAAAAATCAGGAAATTGATTCGCAACTAGTTGCGATATTGTATTTTCTACATCAATAGCCATTAAATTCTAACCTGTTCAATTCTTACATTAATATCAGCATCGAGTACCCTGAGAATAGATCTATTTTTTGCTGTAATATCTTTTTCTCGTGGTGTAACAGTTACTTTTATCTGAGGCTTTTGATCTTGAGGCAAGAAATTATTAATACGTAACACACCAGTTTCGTAATTAACAGAACCAATAGACGTCAATTGTGTATGCGTACTTGTTGTTGATTTAATTATAATCAAATCTCCCAATCCATTATCTTCAATAGAACACTGCTCGCCTTGATATAAGAAAGTATCAGTGCGCACTACAGCTCTTTGATTGGAAGAGTGATCTCCTTGTTTTTGACCAATATCATTTACTAATGGCATGCCAAAATCAATCGTATAATTAGTTCTTTCTGCTACATTTAGAGAAATAAACTGCGTGGCTTCGACTGTTGTATCGTTACTGATAATAGCATCTTGTGCCCCATCGATAGCAGCAATAAACTTACTATAACGTAATGTTTTATTAAATCCATTGAGATTGTTAAAGTTAAACGATTGAATGGCTGATACTACAAGACTCTTCATATCATCAACACCCAAAGCTGTTTGTGTAATATCGTATTTCACATTTGAACTCACTGTCAAATACATATAATTTGGAACAATAAACACAGGATCAATTGACAAGGGGCTGCGAGGTTTAATAAAGTCTCTATATTTGGCTCGATACGTATCGGGCAATGAATCTGTATTTTTAAGGTCGACAGCAATAATTACTTTACCAAATTGTGGAGGATCAAATTCTTCGCCACCATACGCAGCGATATCATTGATCTCTGAGAAATTTGCTTTTAATAGTGTAGCGTAATCTTGTGCTGTTACAACTCGTTCTTGTGTTGTAAATGCTCGCGGCGCGTTAAACTTAATTGATTCTACTGATTCCGGAATAGAACCGCCAGACGCCCTAGATAATACACGAATATCGGTAACAGTCGCCGTCGTGATATCATCATCAGCGGCAAATGTACGTATACCATTTGGCAATTCACCATTACATGCTCTGTATTCAATCAACACAATAGAGTTATTTTTTGGAGGTCGACCAATAACCCCGTCACCAAAGAGTATTTCGTAAGAATCATTTTCTGCGGCTTGCAAGAAAAATACTTGACTAGTAGCTCCAAGACCAAATAATGAATCACGTATATCGTAATTCAAAACGGTTGCGCCATTATCTTCGATTACAGTTACACGTAAACTCGTCGTATCGATAGTTTTATTAGTAATCAAATATCTAACTGGATTTTGTGTATCGGCAACATAAGAATCTTGTACGTAGTCACCTTCATAAAGTACTACATCAGTCGCAAGGAATACGTTTTGCGTGTCAGTACTAAATGCTTGAATATTTTGATTAGTAGTAAATGTAAAATTACGGCTGCCTGCAGTACCAGTAAATGATGTACCGCGAGGAATTAATACAGTTGCATTTTCAGAATTATCTCTCAGCGTTATATTCACTCTCGCCTGTGCAGATCTGAATGAACGAGGAATATAGTTTAGCTCTTTAGCGTGCGAAACAATAGAATCTCTTAAAAGCGCCGAATCAAGAAACATCTCGTTTGCAACCATATTCAAATAGAAACCATTTAAACTGGTATTATATGCGAGTACATCTAACAATACATTAATATTAGATGCTTCAAAATCATAGTCTCTAAAAAGATCTTGACTCTTGAGATATAGTTTTAAATTTTCTTTGATTGAAGCGAAATCTAATGTAGTGAGATCGTTGCTAGTAGCCATTTTATCTTACTCGGTATAGTGTGAGGTCTAAGTCTTCAACATCCCTCGATGTCAAGACATTAAATTGAATTTTTACGTCGACTGAATTTTGATCTTCTGAAACAACACAATAAATTTCCCTCACTTGAGCTCGTGGTTCATATGTTTCTATTAACCATTTAAGATCGTTTTTAATTTCTTCTGCTGTATTATCATCGAGAGGCTCAAACAAATAATGACTGATATTTCCACCAAAAGAAGGATTACGTAACCTTTCATATTTATTCGTCAATACCAGATTACGTATAGCAAGTTTAACAGCATCAGCATTTATACGCCGAGTAATTTGACCCGTATTGGGATGAGGTAGAAAAGTATGATTGAAATCGCTATAGATATCGCGATTGTTCGCACTAATCTGAAACTCTTGGTTTTTCGTTGCTGTCTTAACGCCCATTGTTTTCTCTTTTAGTTGTTATTTATGATACACCGCCGGTTGAACCTGAAACGCTACCTGATTGACTATCTGTAAGTGTACCAGCGCTATGAGTATGTGCAGGAAGACTAGTGAGAATAGCTTGATTATTAACCGTAGTGCCAGCCGGAAAATTTAATGTACCTCCGGATATAGTAACGTTTCCTCCACTAATTGTGACTGTAACTCCTCCAGACACAAATGAGATACTGCTACAATTAAACGTAACTGCTGGTTTGCCTCCATCACATGCATCGACTGTCATTGAATTACAATTAATAGTAAATCCGTCAGCTTTTATTTCAAACGGCTCATCACATTGATTACCTACACCTTCAGTGACACCACTCCCGCCTCCTCCGCCTCCGCCTGCGGCGAGCTTAGTATCTAAAATAGATTGTAAATTAGTTGCTAAATCATTCGCATCTGATTGTAATTGTTCACAATACTTAATAAAGTTTACTGTATTATTCGCATCAGAAGATGGGAAATTAGCTGTATTAGCAACAGTAACTCTAATATCTGCTAATACTGTACCGCTGCCAGATACAGATGGTCCGGCATCAATAATAATAGGTGTAGTTTCTAATATCCTTTCACCATTTTCATTAATCCCAGTTGTTGTAGTTTTAGTGCCGTCTTGAGGACCACCACTTTGTAATTCTACTTCGAGAGTATATGTAAATGGTCCGCTTTCATTGCTTCCGCCTGGACTTACCGAACATGTACATCTGCATGAGCTCATTTTATTTTCCTATTAAGTCGCCGGTACTGTGACATTGCCCAAATCAGTAGCGCTTTGTTGTATACTATCTACTGAAGCTTCAATATCAGCCATCGCAGTCGTAAGTTCACTGATTTGACCAGATACTTCAGCTTTCAATTCTAACAATTCGTTATAACCTAATTGATCAAGCGCGTCATCTCTTACTGCTTCGTACATTGCAAATGCTTGATTATACAAACTAATTGCATTTTCCATTAACGAATCTTGAATATCTTGTAAAGCACCTAATACAACGTTCGTTACACAATCAGCAAGACGAGCAGCTGCGCTAGCAACAGCCGAAGCTAAACCCGCGAGGGCTCCAGCCAGTTGAGCGATTTCAATTGCTAGTTGAATAGCGGCCGCTACTTGAGGACCCGCAATACCTGTTACAACTTTTTTTGCCCATGAGATAATTTTTAGAGGATTGCTTGGCACACTTAAAATGGGTGCATACTTACTCATAATCTCAGAAATTTCTGAAGCTTTCGCTGCGATAATATCAGTTACTTCAGTTACATGTTCATCAACTAGTAATTGTAATCTTTCACAACTAAATTCGCCAGGAACTGATTCAATGTCACCATTAGCGTTTTCTACTTCAGTGACACCAGTTGCTCTCTCGAGTTCTTCTTGCCATTCTTTAATCGTATCGATTGTTTGTGAAAAATCTGCCATTATGCTATGCTCGTAATAATTCCATTAACAACTGTGACTGTTCTACCTGTTGGTGTAGTAAATGAATCGCTCGCTCCCATTGATGAACCCATCGGGCCGTTAACATAAAATGATCTCTTATTCTTGGCATCACCTACTGTAACATCACTAATAAATGTAGTTGCTCCTGATTTACCTTTTCCTGTGACAAATAAGAATGACATTGCTCTGACATAATGAGCGTACTCAGTAGTATCATATCGATTACCGTGAGTATGTGTCATCTTATTACCACCTATTTTCTGCGCATATTCAGCGCCGACAAAATCGGCTCTATTATTAGCAACGTCGATAAACAAACTACGAGAATCTAAACCTTCAACAGCGTTGTGTTGATTTTCAAGATCTACACCAACCGAAAGATAATAATTATTGTTTGCTACCGTGGTATAATTATTCTTGACGTCGATATAGAGATTATTCGTATCATCTGTAGTTAATGCTCTACCTTCTGTTTGTGGATTCCAACCTATATTTAACAAACCATTGTTTTTGACATCGATAGTAAAGTTAGTAGTGCTATCATAAAGAACTTGACGTGCTTCGTTGATCGGATGCCAACCGATATTTGTTAAACTATTGTTCTTAATATCAACAACATTATTATTAATATCTTTATCAGTGAGTAGTCGTGCTTCGTCTTTTGGTTTCCATCCAATATTAGAAACGCTATTACCCTTAATATCGAAATATTGATTTGTTTTCTCGAAGTCAGATAGTTGTCTGCTTTCGCCATCCTTATCGTAATTGTTTCGTGGTATCCAGCCGAGAGAAGTGTATTGATTATTGGCTATCTCAACATAATTATTTTTCTCTGAATGTGTATCAAGCTCTCGAGATTTTTTCCATGACCAGCCTACTGATAGTTGTACGTTATTAGCTACATCAGTAATAAAATCATATTTGTGGGTATTAGGCAAGATTTGTGTTTTCTTATCTGCATTCTCGCGATATGTTGTTTCATTGATCCATGAATCATTAAGCTGATAACGCGCAGATTCTCCTGCTAGTTGATTATTCGCAGTGCGCGGATAATATCCAACCGCAATAAACATATTATTAGCAATTGTTTCTACATGATTATTGCCGATACCTGATGTAGTACTATTAACAACTTCAAGTTTTACTGATGCACCAACATATGTCTCTTTATTTTCAAGTGAAATAGTATAATCATTGCCGACTGTTTTCTTTACTCGTCTGCCTTCCCATGGCGGATGAAGTCCAGGCTCGTGATTCTTGTTTGGTTCTAACCATCCACGCATTGTATCAGGATATGCACCAGGCAGCGCATCGCGCCAATTGGGCAAACCTTGTTTATTATTAGATACCTCTTCGTAGCTACCTGACCGATGCCACCACTGCATCCTCTCATGTCCAGGCGTATCATCTAATTCAATAGCATGTCCTGATTTAGTCGTATGTACAAAATTATATGGATATTCAGTATCGTAGTCAGAGGCTGGTTGCCATACGATATTCATTTGACCTTTATGATATGGATGTTTAGGCAACATCTGTCCACCCTTGCCCGGATCAGTAGCGAGTGGATAATCTTGACCTAATGGATGATTCGCTTCACGTTGTGTATCTTCATGCCAACCTTTTGCCAAAGCAGATACATCCATATACGGATAATCTTCTTCTGGAGGTTTGATTTGTAGAAATTTGCCCGTTGGTTCATCAGTTGGTGGTTCGGGATATATCGATGATTTATGATACGTGCCAAAAATAACTGGAATATTTTTTTCGTGGCCATCGAGATAAAAACCAAATACGTAAGTACCTACTGCGATACCAGTCGGCGATGTACCAACGGCATCAATCCAAAACGGTGTTTGAAACTCTTCGAGCTCTACGATCTTACGATAGCTAAGAGAAGCAGATTGAATAGAAGAGAGAGGCCACGCCCACAACAAATCATCATC